CCCCGGCTCGGGTCGGGGAGTAGTTCTCGGTCGCCGGCTGTTGCAGCGCCTCCTGGCGCTCGCGCAGCAGCCGCCGGGTCAGGTCGACCGCCTCGATGCTGTCGGGCTGCATGCCCTGCGTCAGGTGGTGTAGCTCGGGGTCCTCGAAATTGCGCTGGTGCTGGCGCATGAACAGCGGGTCTTGCAGCAGCCGTGCGAACTCGGTGGAGGTCAGCGGCTCCCGCTCGAACGCCTGATAGGCTGGGCGCGTGTACTCGTTGATCGCCTGCTCGGTGCCCTGGATGCGCTGGTCCATCTGCTCGGCGACACGCGGGCCGATGGTCGAGGGCGCCTCCGACACCGGCCCGACCGTGTTGAGCGCCCGGCCGCCGGCCTCTTGGATGCGCTCGGGCGAGCCGGCGTAGAACTCGCGCATCGTCGGATCGCTCTGGTTCTCGATCACGCGCTGGAGCCCCGAGGCGTTGGTGCCGCCGCTGGTGACGAAGTCCAAGGCGTTGGCGCGCGACAACGGCACGCCCTCACGCTGCGCGAGCTGGTAGAGCCGCTCGGCGGCCTGGATCTGCGCCTCCGTCGCGCCGGCCGCGCGGCCCCTGAGCGCGCCGGCCGCCGACTGCGTCGTCGCCATCTGCGCCGCACCTCCGGTGCCGAGCGCGATGGCGCCGAGCGCCACCGGGTTCTCGACCCCGGCCGCTTTCGCGCCCTCGACGGCGGCGCCGGGGAGGACGCCCTGGCGCACGATGTTGCCGACCGCGCCGCGCGCGCCGCCGGTCAGGCCGCCGACCGCCGCGCCGCCGGTCATCTCGGCGATCGGCATGGCGACACGCCCGGCTGGCGTCGTCGGTCGGTAATCGAGCTGGCCGCCCGACAGCTCGTCGGCCTGATCGATGAAGGCCTGCGAGCCGTACCGTTGCAGGGTCGAGGGCCTGAGCGGTGCCGGGTTCTGCGCCTCGCGCTCGACATCGCGCCGGGCGCGGACCTCGTCGAACGTGCCCTGGCTCGGGCCGCCGATATTGGTCGAGCGCATGTAGTCGCGCGCGAGTTGCCCGAGGCGGGTGATGTCGGCGAACACGCCCGGCGAGCCGACGACGCCGCGATCGACGCCGCGCTCGACGGCCTTGCCGACGTCGTAGGCGACCTCGCCGGCCCGCGCCATGCCGGTCTTGGGCGGCGGCGGCGGCGCAACGCCTGCGCTGTAGCGGCGCTTGAGCGCGTCGAGCTTCCTCTGCTCTTCAGCCGTCATCGCATCCGCTCCACGGTGCCGTCAGGCCACTTGACCCACCTGCCCGAGAGACCCGGCGTCCTAGCGTTCCTTTCGGCTTCCTCGACCGTCCGGCCGAGGCTGATCGGGCGCTCCGGGGCGCGGCCGGGAGCGTTGGCGGCGATCTCCTCGTCGATGCCGCCAGGGTCGTTGCGCCCGGCCGGCGGCGTCCACGGCTCGTGCTGGTACGGCCGGTAGCGGATGATGTCGTCGGGGTTGAGCTTGTTGCGCCGCGCCGCGCCTTTCAGCCACTCGACGTGCTCTTCCATGCCCTTGGAGCGAACTTGGAGCAGGCGTGAAGCCTCGTCCGCGAACTGCTTACGCTGCTTGTCGGAGAGCTTCTGGCCCGAGACGGCGTTGTTGTAGAAATTGGTGATGCGGTCGGGCAGCGATCCGGTCTGGCCGGCAAGCGCGATCTCGCCTTCCCTGACGCCCGTGTCGGGGTCGAGCATTTTGATGTACTGGTAGATCAGGCTGATGTCGCCGACGCCGGTGCCGCTGTCGGCGCTTGACCGGATCTGATGCACCGCCGTCTGCGATGTGCGGTACTTGCGCGTCTCGGGCTCGGCGTCGAACTTCTCGCGCAGGTCCTTCGCCTTGTCCCACGCCTTGGGGTCTTCGTATCCGGTTTCCGGCCCGACCGGGGTGTCGTACTTACCCGTGTTCGGGTTGTAGGCGTAGTCCCTGCCGTCAGGCCCCTTGGCGGTTTGCGGCGCCTTGCCGCCGGCATCGAGCACACGCGTCGTGCCGGTGCCGGGCGAGTATTCGAGCACGCGGCCATCCGGCGTGATGTGAATGGATGGCTTCTCGCCCTGCCTGATCTTGATGATCTCCTGGCCGATTTTGTAGACGTCCTCGGGGGTCCGCGCCAACCGCAGCGCATTCATCAAGAATTGCTCGGCCTGTGGGTCGACCGGCCTGACACGCGGCGGCGGGCCTCCCGGCGCCGGCTGCGGCGTGACGACCGGCAACTGCTGCTGCGGCATGCGCGCAGGCGCCTGCGGCAATGGAACGGGACCACCCGCCACCACCTGTCCCGGAGGCGGGGCGGCAGTGGCGGGGGCCACGCGTGGGGCTGCCGGCGTTGCGGAAGCAGCCCTCGGCGTCTGGAGCGCCGCATATTCCGCCCGCACGTCATCCGGCAGCTCGACGGCGGCCTGGGGCGGCGGAACCGGCGGCGTGACCGGCGGGATCGGTGGTGGCGGCGGCTGCACCGGAGGCGGTGGCGGCGGCTGCGGCTGCGGGTTGGGCGGCGGCCCCGACGGCAGTGCCGGCGCCGGCTGCGACTGTGGCGGCAGCGGCTGGCCGTCAGGCCCGAGCGCCTGCGTCTGCACACGCCGTGGCGCGACCTCGGGCGCCGCCGGCCGCTGCCCAGCGCCCAGATCGGGCGTGACGAAGGCGGTCTCCCTTGGATCGGGGGCGCCGCGCTGCGGCAGCGGCATGGCGGGGTTGCCGCCGCTGAACGCCCCGGCAGGCGCCCCTCCTGGGGCCGCAGGAGCTCCCACAGCGGCAGCGGCGGCCGGGGTGGGTGCTGGTGATGCCGGCGGCGCGAACGACGCTGTGGGGGCCGCCTGTGGCTGCGGCACGCCGCCGGCCTTTTGGATGTGGCTGTAAACACGCCGCACGTACTCGGGCACGTTGATGTTGATGTCCTTGGCGCCGGCCGCGACCGCCTGCTTGAAGGGGCGGCCCGAGAACCACATCGACGCCGCGTCTTTGAGGTTGCCGTACTTGTCCAAATAGCTCCCGAACTCACCCTCGAACACGCGCTCCTGTGCCTCGGGGCTGGCGCGGAACTGTTCCGGCGTCATCCTCACGCCGAGCCACTTCTCGGTCCACGGCCCGACGTTCGTCGCCATGACTTGGTATTTGCCATTGGCGTAGTTGCCGTTCGCGAGCACCTTGCCCTTGGCGGTGTAGGGGTCCTCCTCGCCGCTGGTCTCGACGCCGGCAATGCCGATCTTGGCGGCTTGTAATTCCGGGCTGGGCGGCACCGTGCCGACGCCGCCGGGGGTCGGCTCGGAGGTGTTGGGGTCCATGCCCTGGCCGAGGACGAACGAGCCGCCGGCACTGCCCTTCGACGCCGCCGGGTTGACGAACGGCGCCGCCGGCGTGCCGAGCACGCCCTTGCTCTGCGCGTCGGCCGTGGTCGGTGTGGCCGCCGTCGGCGAGACCGGCGCCTGCGGGTTGAGGAAGCCCGAGCCCCGCCGCAGCGCCTCGGCTTGGTTCGCCAGCTCCAGCTCCTTGAGCCGCGCAATCATCGGATTGGCGAGCTTGGAGATGCTGCTCTCCAGCAGGTTGGAGATGTTCGCCGGGCCGAACGACCCGAACTGCGGGATCGAGCCGGGCTGGTATTGCTGGTTGAAGCGGAAGGGGAACTCGATGGCCATCGCCGCTCCCCTACTTGAACAGGTTGCTGAGCAGCGAGTTGCTGGAGCCCGCGCCGAGGCTGGCGCCGAGCAGGTTGCCGCCGATGCCGAGGCCGCCCATGATCGCGCCCCAGGTGTTCGTCGCCGCCTGCTGGCCGGCGAGCATGCCCTGCGTGCCGGCGCCGATGACCTGATTGTTGGCGGTCTGCTGCGCCGACGCGACGTTGCCCGCCGTGCCCGCCGTCAGCGAGGCCATGGTGCCGCCGTACTGCCCGGCGAGGCCGGCGATCTGGGAGGCGTAGTCGCCGGCCAACTTCGCCTCGGCCGTGCCCCGGTTCAGCGCCATGTCGGCCAACCCCGAGCCGGTGCGCGCGTACAGCCCGGCGGCGTCGGTGCCGGCCTTGGCGCGCAGATCGGCGACCTTGCCGCCGGTCGTGCTGTAGAGGTCGCTGATCCCCTTGCCGGTCGTCATGTCGACGTTGGCGATGTCGCGCCCGGCGGCCTGCGAGATGTCACCTTGGTTCTTCAGGATCTGGTTGATCGCCGCCGCCTCGGCGGTGTCGAGGCCGGCCATCGCCTGACCGCCCTGCGCCTGCGTGCCGGCGAGCGCGGTGCGCGCCCCGGTCTGGCCGGCGACGGCGCCCTGCGCACCGGACTGGAAGCCCGACAGGTTTCGCACCCACTCGTCGTATTCCTGATCGGCGAGGTGACCGCCGAGCTTGGTCGTCGCGTCGACGACGTTGCCGCCCATGAGCTGGCCGGTCTTGTTGGCAGCGCGCTGCGCGGCGCTGGTCGCCTCGCCGACCCGCCACTCGTAACCCGGCCCGGCGCGGAAGGCGCCGGTCGCGGCGTCGTGGCCGGCCTGCCCGCCGAGCCCGAGCGCGTTGCCGTACATGTCGAAGCCGGCCATGTTGGCCTTGACGAGCGGGTCCCAGGCGCCGACCGCCTCGCGCAACGTGCCCTCGGCGCCGCCGTAGCCGGCCCGCATGCGCGCCAGCGCCTCGGCATAGTTGCCGCGCGTCTGGTCCATTGCCTCGGCGCCGTAGCCGAGCGCCGCATCGCGCCCGCCGCGCAATTCCGGGATTGCCTGCCGCTGCGCGTCGAGGAGCGAGGTGATGCCGCGATCCTGGCCCTCATAGGCGGCGCGCTCGCCGCCGGTAAAGCCGCCGGCCGACGCGGCGAGTGCCGAGTCCCGGCCGCGCGTCAGCTCGGCGGGGGCGTTCTGGTAGCTCTGCTGCAACGCTTGCAGCATCGAGCCGTAGCCGCCCTCCATCTCGCCCAAACCGGTTTCATAGGCACCGGTCAGGTAGCCGCCCGCGCCCTGCTCGCCCTCGCGCAGCGTGGAGATGATATCGCCCAGGCCTTTGGTGGCTTGGCCCGCCGCCCACATGCCGGCTAAGCGACCGGCGCGCCCACTGAAGGGTGATGCCATGAACGCCTCCTACGGCACGTTGGTGCGCAGCCAGTCGGCGAGCGTCTGCTGCGAACGGAGCTGCGGGTCAGCGGGTGGCGGCGGGACGTGACCGAGCCAGTGCATCAGCCGCGCCAGCCACTGGGTGAATTCAGGCGTGGCGGTGCCGTCCGCCTCGACCAGACGCACGCGCCCGAGCGGCGGGAAGGGAGGGCGCGGAGGAAGGTCAAGCGCCACTCAAGCCTCCTCCGGTGACGACGACGCCGACCTGACGCGGCAGCGAGGCGGTCGTGCGCGGCGCCATGGCGCCGTGGAACGCCAACGGGATCGGGTCGACGCACTCCCAGCGCAGGCGCATGCCCTGGTGCGTCGAGCGCCCGGTTGAGCGCAGCGTCACCAGGGTCCTGAACTCGCCCTCGCCGCCGAGGTGGCGGACGATGGGATTGGCCCAGGTCGCGCCGCCGTCGTGCGACCAGCTCAGCATCACCGACGGCTCCTCGACGCCGTCGACATTGAACCCCACCGTAAAGTCCAAGTAGATCGCCGGCATCCTGATGCCGGCCGGCGCCGCCTTCATCGGCGCACTGTCGCAGCGCGCGACGAGCGGCGCCTTGTAGGCGATGTAGAGCGGCTCGTTGGGGCCGGGATGCGGGCGCGCCGTCAGGATCTCGGGCTCCGACATCGCATCGCTGGTGATCTCGATCAGGCCGCCGTCGAGTGTGTCCTGGGCGATCCAGCGGTTGTTGTAGTGCACACTCCACAAGGCCCGCCAGGGCACCTTGTCGTGCGGGATCTCGTCGCCCGGCTGATAGCTGCGGCGACGGTGCCAGCCGGCGGTCGACAGGTTGTACTCCCAGGTCCACGTCGGCGATGAGAGGCTCCACACCGCGCTCTCGCCGAAGGTGTAGGCTTGCGCATAGAGCAGCTCGCTGCGCCCGGCGCGGGCCTCGATCTCGATGTCCTGCGTGACGTCGTCCGTACTGACGATCACCGGGTCCATGCCTTTGAGCTGGCGCACGGTGTGGTCGTTCGAGGCGAAGCAGAGCGGGCGGTCCCAGATTTTGGTGCCGCCGGCTATCGCCCAGGTCCCGAGCAAACCCACGGGCAGGACGGTGACACGCTGGAACGGGTACGGGCTGGAGCCGGCATCTTGCATGATCTCGATGCTCTCGGTGCCGCAGGCGAGCAGGACCGGCGCCGACGCGTACATGCGCAAAAGCCGATCGGCGACCGCCTCGGCCTTGGCGTAGGACAGCGTGTCGACGACGGTCGATTGCAGGTCGCTGGCGTAGATGGTGCCGTCGGAGCGCGACCAGACGAAGTAGCCCGAATAGTAGTCGACCGAATTGGCGATGGTGATGTCGGCGTCGGGATAAGGGTCGACGGTCATCGCCGTCAGGTTGACGAAGTAGACCGAGCCGTTGTCGACCAAGACAACATCGGGGATCGGCATGCGCAAATTGAACGCCATCGTCACCGGGCCGGTGCCGGTGAGAACCTGACCTCCCAGGATCGTCTCGGTGCCGTCGGGCAGCGTGCGCACGACCTGCGTGCCCCAGACGCTGAGCAGCGTGTCGTTGACCGCGAGCTGCCCGCGCGGGCCGTTGAGGATCGGCTTCGCCGGGACGCTCGGAAAGTATGTGCGCGTGCCGTTGCCTTGTGTGTGCCGGATCGCCCCCGGCACCCTCTGCCAGCGGATCAGGTCGCCGACCTTGCGCGCGTAGACGTTGACGAGATCGCCCTGACCCTCTCCCGGTCGGCGACCGGGCAGTGCGCTGACCGGGAAAGGGAGAGGCACCGGAGGCATCAGAAATAATCCACCTTCATGGGCTGGTAGGTCGGCGCCGCCACGCGGTGAAAGCGCAGCGCCATCTCGCCGAGCCCGGCGCGCTGCTTGATCTCGGTCAGCTCCTCGCCGGCAAGACCGAAGACGGGCGCGTACTCGTTGGCGAGATACGCGGCGATCTCCGTCATGGCCTCGTCGGGGACGTTGTTGGCGTCGTCTACGATGTAGACGTTGGCCTTGCCCATCGCCGCGAGGTGGCGCTCAAGGTTCTGATCGACAACGCGATAGTCTTCAGGCGGTAGGTCTTGCCCTGCCTGCCACACACCCAGGTTTTGCAAGACCCTTTCGATCAGGTCCGCGCGCGTTGCCATGAGACCTCATCTGCGGGCGGTTTTGTGCGGTTGCTCGCGATGCTCCAGCGTCGGCTGCTCGGGTCGACTGGCCTCGACCTCGCGCTGGCGCTGTGCCTGCGCGCGCTGGTCCTTCTTCTCGTTGAGCTGCTGGCGCTTCTGTTCCGCTTCCTGCTCGTGCTGCTGTCGCGCCTCGGCCGTCTTGGCGTGATCAGGCCCGCCCTCGACCTTGAAGTAGGGATTGTTGGCGAGCTTCTCTTTCAGGCGCGTGGCGTGCTCCTCGGGGAGCAGCTCATCAAGATTGACCGCCTCACCCGGCAGGAAGGTAACCCCGGCGATGTGGATCGGCGCCTCGGTCTTGTCGGGGTCGACGTAGGTCACGGCCCCCAACTTCTTCTTCTCGTCCTTTTGCTGCTCGGGCACGATGACCTCCTCAGGTCTGGTTAGTATAAAACTGCAAAACGTAGTCGAACGCGCCGGTCGCATAAGCACCGGCACCATTGAGACGGGCATAGATCTCCATCTCGTCCTGCACATATCCGAACGTCAGCGTCTGCGGCAGCTTGGCGACGGCGGTCAGCGCGCCGGCCGTGGTGATCGGGAACGGGAACGCGCCCGACGTCGGCGGCGTGCCGGGCGAGGTCACGCCGCCGATATCGACGCTGGCACCAGCGACGTTGTAGAGCGTCGACACGTACAGGATCGCGGCGTGGATGAAGGAGTTCGCCGGGATGGTGCCGATAGGGACCGCCTTGCCGACCGGCAGCGAGACGCCAGGGCCGCCCACCCGGTGCATGCACCGGATGCCGAGCACCCCATTCATGTTGGGGTAAGTGCGGCCCCTCTTCGCGGCGTTCAGCAGCGTGATGCCCATCGCTCAGTCCTTGTGGATGTAGAACGGGATGAGCACGTCAACCTCGCCGACGGTCGGCGTGGCGCCGGTAATGGTCAGCTTGATGTACAGCTCAAGCTGCACTGCCGTGTAGCCCATCAGCGTGCCGGTGATGATGCCGGCAGTGAACCCGGTCGCGGCGACATCCGACGCCGCCAGGATGCCACCCGGCGTGCCGGACGGCCCGATGTCGATCACCGCCGTGGTCATCGGCAGGAAGCCGACGATCACATGCTTGGAGACCGGCAGGATGACCGCGCCGGCCGGGATGGTGCCGATGTGAAACGGCACGGCCGGCGTCAATGCAACGTGGCCGGCGGCAGAGGCCGGCGACGGCGCCAACCCGTTCGAGACGTACTTGGTCTGATCCTGCTGGATGTGTGCACGAATGGCGTGCACCGCATTGACGCTCGGATATCCGCGCCAGGGCTTGAGCCCCTTGGTGATGGTGACGCCGGTCGGTGCTCCCATGTCGCCCTCCTCAGACGTCTTGGACGGAGGCGACGTAGGCCTGCGCCACGCCCCACTGCACCAGCTTGCCGGTGCCGCCCTGGCCGGGGTTGCGTTTGAAGACCTTGGCGATCCCGTACACGGCCTCGATGCCGCGCCCGAGGAGCATCCCATAGTCGTCTTCCTTGCGCTCCGTCGGGCGAGGCATCTGCCCCCAGGCCACGGCGACAGCATTGCGGCCACACATGAAGATCGGCGCAACGTCGACAGCCCCACCGGCCCCGCCATTTGGGATCGTCAACATGTCATCCATCTCAGGGATTTCCCTGATGATGATGCCGCGATACAGAAGATCGCCGTCTTGAAACAACGGATTTTTGTCGACGCCGCCGTTCTCGCGAGGCCGAGCACTGAGGTTGGCCTGCTTGATATCAGCGTCGTCGGAGAGGTCGCGAAAAGCGTTGGCGCCGACGAAGCAAACGAACCACTCTCTGCCTTGCTCTTCGTTGTCTTTATAGGGAGTAATTCCTGGGCTGGTGCGCCGCGCCCGGCGCTTCAGCAGCAGGAGGAGCTTCGCCGACGCCTTGTCGGCCGAGGCGTCGACGTTCGCCAAGCTGGCGGCATGGTTGCCGGCGACGAAGTTCGAGATCGCCGAGCCGTAGAGAAGACGGTCGGCATTGGCGTCGTGCCATGTGTTCTTCTGCGCGCTCGTCGCGAGATCGTAGAGGATGCCGTTGACGCGCTGCCCGGCCGTCGCCTCCGAGCCCCAGTTCGCGGGCGGCGACTCGGACGGAATGGCGTGCAGCGCCAGGATGATCTCGTCGCGGGTGATGCCCTGTATCCAGTCCGACAGCATCGGCCGAACTTCATCGAGCTGCTCGTATGCGCTCTTGCGCATCTGAGCCCTCGTCAGCAACACGGCGTTTCTGATCCAATCGATCCAGACCCGCATGCCATATTCATCGAGCGGCTCTTCGTTGCCGGTCAGCGGCCCGGTCGAGACGCCGGGGCCGCGCAACGCGCCGACGAGCGGCACGTTGAGGATGTCGCCGCTGTCGGCGAGGTCCCGGTAGACTTGAATGATATTACTTGGGCTTTCGCCCATATACGGTGAGAAGTAGTTGCCTCTACGCCATTCGCGGTAAATCTTCTTCCGCCACTTGATAACAACATTGTTGGCTTGAATGGTCGATACGGCCATGGTCGTGCCCTCTCACCCTCAGAGGGGCGTCTCGCTAATGACTGGTGCGAGCACGCCCGGCGTCGAAAATCGCTTCCTCAGACCCGTCCTCGACCTCGGTCGACGCCGGCATGCCGCGCGAGCCGCTCAGACGGGAGAGAGACGTTGGCAGGCGGACCTCTTGCCGAGCCTGCGGCGGCTGCGGCAGGAACCGGCCATCCTCGCCGCGAGGTCGCTGGTCGAGCTGCTGCTGTGGCGGCGCGATGCCCTGCTGCTGGAGCCGCGCCAGGAACTGCGGATCTTGCAGAGCTTCCTGAAGGATGCGCTCGCGGTAGGCTTCAAGGTTGCCGCCGGTCTCGTGCATCAGGCGGCGCTCGTGGAACCAGCGCACCATCTCCTCGCCCGGCGATCGGGCATTCATCACGCGGAAGTATGAGACCGGATCGGCGCCACCCTGACAGGTGGCGAAGAAATGCTGCCAAGCCGCATCGAACGCCGGACCATGCCGCATCGAAGCGAGCTGCATGTCGAAGTTGAGCTGCATGTCGGCGAGCTTGCGCTCGTGCTTGCTCTCGATCTGCGCGATGAACTTGTCGGGATCGCTGAACAGCATCTCCTCGGCTTTGGGCTGAGCCTGCTGTGCCGCTCTTTCCTGCTCGCGCCGCTGTAGCTCGCGGACGTGCGCCTCCAGCTTCTGGCGCTGTGATCGCTCCTCTAGGAGAGCGCGAAGCTCGCCGGCCTTGACGACCTCGGCGTCGGGATCTGGCTGCGGTTGCGGTTGCTGCTGCGGCACTGGCTGGGTGCCGTACTGCGGCACCGGGCCTCGCAGTGCCGATATCGCGTCACTGACGGCGCGAGACTCGGGCGGCTGCGGCGAAACGGACGTGTCTGGCGAGGGGGTAAGGTCGGCAGGCGTATCGGGTGCCGCGCCACTGTCGAAAACGTCTTGTTCCAGATCGGCCATAGCAGCCCCAGGCCCGGCATTGCGCCAGAATAGAGGGGGCGATATAACCCCACCCCTCAACCGAGATAAACTCTGCTATACTGCTTTAAGTGGTTCAGGACAATACAGGAGGCATATCGCCCCCTGTAGATGACAGTATAAGGGGCATATCGACCCATGACAAAAAGGAAGAACCCCTCTCAAAAGCCCGTCAAGCAGCCGGTACCGACACGCCCGCGCGTCAATGCCGTGCCGATCCCCGGCTGGACGCCGAAGCTCAATGGCGGCCAGCAGCGAGCGCACCACAAAACGCCTGAGAGCGAATTGCTGGTCGAGACGCTGGTCGGTTTCGGCGTCATCCAGAGTGAGATCGCCGACATCCTCGACATCAGCGTGCCGACGCTGGTCACGCACTACCGCGAGCAGCTCACACTCGGGGCGCACCGCGCCAATGCGGCGGTGGTCAACAACCTGTTCCGCATCGCCACCGACCCGAAGGGCGGCAGCGCGTCCGTCAACGCCGGGATCTGGTGGACGAAGGCGCGGATGGGTTGGGCCGAGACGCGCAAAGAGGCGATCAGCGCCGATGTCCGCACCGTCAACGCCAACGTCCGAGACCTCACCGATGAACAGCTTCTCGAAATTATCCACCGAGGACGCCGCGACAGAGCTGTATCAACGGAGGTCGAGCCGGGGAAACTTCAGTGACTGGTGCCGTTTTTGTGATTTCGAGCCGGCCTCGCATCACCTCCTGCTCTGCGCCGAGCTAGAGGCATTGTCGCGTGGGGAGACCGAGCGCCTCGCGATCTTCTGGCCGCCAGGATCGGCCAAGAGCACCTACGCGTCGATGCTCTACCCGCCCTGGTTCCTCGGTCAGCACCCCGGCTCGACGATCCTGGCGACATCGCACACCTACGAGCTGGCCGAGCACTGGGGCCGGCGGGCGCGCAACTTGGTCGACGTGCACGGTGCCAAGGCGCTCGGCATCGAGGTCGACCCGGCGACACGCTCGGCGGGCTTGTGGTTGACGACCAACGGCGGGCAATTTTTCGCGGCCGGCGTCGGTGGCGCCATTGCCGGCTGGCGCGCCGACTTGGGCATCATCGACGACCCGGTGCGCTCGCGCGAGGACGCCGAGAGCAAGGGCACGCAGACCCGAAACTGGAATTGGTACAAGTATGATTTCATCCCGAGGCTGAAGCCGCAGGCGAAGCGCCTGCTGATCCAGACGCGCTGGAGCGA